ATTTGCTGACTTTGAAAAGGCAGTGCTGCGCGGTATAGCTGGCGGCTTAGGTGTAAGCTACACGTCACTAGCGAATGACCTTGAAGGCACAAGCTACTCATCCATACGACAGGGAGCTTTAGAGGAGCGTGATTTTTATCGCACTTTGCATAGATTTGTTATAGATCACTTCCTGGATCCATTTTATCGCGTTTGGCTTGAGCATGTTATGGATCATGGATTTATACCTATCTCTGGAGATAACAAAGTTATGAAGTTCAGTCAGGATGTTACTTGGCGTGGTCGGGGTTTTCAGTGGGTTGATCCGCTAAAAGAAATGAATGCTGCTGTTGTTGGATTGAATAATGGTATTTTGAGCCATTCAGATATTGCAGCTACATATGGTCGTGATGCTGAGGATACATTTGCTCAAATTGAGCGCGATAAGGAATTAGCTGAACAATTTGGCTTATCGATGGCTTATCAACCCTTTGGCATGAAGCAGCCAGTACCAGCGGAGGTTGATGATGCCGTACAAACCGACTAATGGCATGGTTGAAGAGGCGGGTCGTGGGCTTGCATGGCGGCGTGAATTTGGTCGTGGTGGTACAGAAGTTGGCATAGCTAGAGCTCGTGACATTTCTAATGGCAGAAACTTGTCAGAAGATACTGTAAAGCGTATGTTTAGTTTTTTTAGCCGCCATGAAGTCGATAAAAAGGCAGAGGGATTTCGTGTTGGTGAAAAAGGTTATCCATCTAACGGAAGAATAGCATGGGCGCTTTGGGGCGGAGATGCTGGCTTCTCATGGAGTCGTGAAATAGCAGAGAGATTGCAGGAAGAGGATCGTACTATGCAAGATATTAAAAAATCTGATACAGTGCCTCAAAACGCAGAGGAAGAAATCATGAACAATGAGGCTCGAGCTGAACCAGATGAGCTAAATGTAGGCGATTTTGTCAGTTGGAATAGTTCAGGCGGCGAAGCTTATGGTAAGATTGAAAGAATTGAGCGCGATGGTTCAATTGATGTCCCTGACACTGATTTCACTATTAATGGTGACCCTGAAGATCCAGCTGCATTAATCGAAGTATATCGCGAAGGTGAAGAGGGTTATGAAGGCTCAGGTATTATGGCTGGCCACAGGTTCTCAACGCTTACTAAAACTGACGAGCGCGGATATAAGAAAAAAGATGAGCGCTTGAGCCGTGAAAACATGGAAACTCGCGGCATTGCCTTTGATGGTAAAGTTGTTGATGAAGACACGCGCACTGTTCGCATTGCTGTATCCAGCGAGGAGCCAGTAGAGCGGAGCTTTGGCAATGAAATATTAGATCACGATGAGCGCAGCATTGATCTTAGCTTTGCTAAGTCAGGTCGTATGCCGCTTCTATTAGATCACGATCCACGCCAGCAGATTGGTGTGGTAGAGAACGTAAACCTTGATGGCTCGGCCCGTAGATTGCGGGCGACTGTGCGTTTCGGAAGAAATGGACTTGCCAAAGAGGTTTTCGACGATGTTGTGGATGGTATCAGAAGCAACATCAGTGTTGGCTATCATGTCAACGATATGGAGCGTCAAGATGCGGATAGCTACCGCGTGAAGTCTTGGCTTCCAATGGAAGTATCAGTTGTTAGCATACCCGCAGACCGGACAGTCGGGGTAGGTCGTGCAGCAGAGAAGCCACCCGCTAAACCTATCACTGAAACTCTTATTAGAGAGGAAACTATCATGTCGGAAGATAACAAGATCGACATCGATGCGGTAAAGGCCGAAGCTACTCGTGCTGCCGCAAAAGATACTGCTGAAATGTATCGCTTAGCTGCAAAGCATAACAAGCGTGATTTGGCAGACAAAGCCGTATCAGAAGGCCGCTCACTCGCAGAATTTCGCGGTGAATTGTTGGACGTAATCGGTAATGCACCATTGGATACGCCAAATGAAATCGGACTTGCCCCGAAAGAGGCCCGTCAGTTCTCATTGCTTCGCGCTATCCGCGCCCATGCAAACCCAACTGATCGCTCTGCACAAAAAGCTGCTGCTTTTGAATTAGAAGCTGCTGCTGCTGCGTCAGACGCGATGGGTGTTGAAGCACAAGGCATTATGATCCCAGCAGATGTATTGCGTAGCTGGAAAGTGCGCGACATGAATACAACTAACGATGCTGGCATCATTGCTGACGATTTCCGTGGCGGCGATTTCATCGACGTATTGCGGAATGCTTCATCAGTTATGCAAGCTGGTGCAACAATGCTGACAGGCTTGTCAGGCAACGTGAAGATCCCGAAGAAAACAGCCGCATCATCTGCTGGTTGGATTTCATCTGAGGGTGGCGCATCTGCTGAAAGCGAGCCAACTGTTGGTCAGGTCACTATGTCACCTAAAGTATTGGGTGCGCATACAGACATTACACGCGTTATGATGCAGCAATCATCTTTGGATGTTGAAGCATTGGTTCGTAATGACCTGACAGCTTCTATCGCTCTGGCGATTGATCTGGGTGCATTGGCTGGAACAGGATCATCTGGTCAGCCAACTGGTGTAAAGAACACATCAGGCATTAACACACCAACTGACTTTGCAGCAGCTAACCCAACATTTGCTGAAGTTGTAGCGATGGAAACTGCGGTAGCAGAAGATAACGCTCTGCAAGGCAACTTGGCTTACATTCTGCCAGCCAGCATGTATGGTGCGTTGAAAACAACTGCAAAAGACGCTGGTTCAGGCCAGTTCGTAGTTGCTCCAGATGGATCAATGAACGGTTACAATGCAATCGTATCAAACCAAGTTACTGCTGGTGATCTGTATTTCGGCAACTTTGCTGACTTGCTGATCGGCATGTATGGCGGTTTGGACATTGTTGTAGATCCATACACTGCGTCTAGCTCAGGAACAGTACGGATTGTTGCACTGCAAACTGTAGACGTAGCTGTACGTCACGCAGTAAGCTTTGCATTCAACAATGACGGTGCATAAGAGTGCTAACTTGGGAGGGCCACTTGGCCCTCCTTTCCAATAAGGGGCTAAAGATGAAATATATTATCCTGAAATCCTGTGTTGCTGCTGGTCAAGCTAGAAAAGCCGGTGACATAGTTGAGTTAGGCGCAGATGAAGCGACTGCGTTAAAAGGATATGGGCGCATTGACAATGCTCCTGAGCCTAAGCCGGTGAAAGCTCCAACTGATCGGGCTGCAAAGCCTAAGGCAACGAGAGCTAAGAAGTGAAGATTACGTTATTAAAAGATGCACCCTGGGGATCGAAACGTGGTAAGGCCAATGCTAGCCACACTGTTGATGATAAGGTCGCTAAGAAGTTAATAGAACGCGGATATGCAAAGCCCTATGTAGAAGAGAAGGCTGACGATAATGGCTCTGCCACTTGCTGATGATCTAACAAATATACTTAATGTTGATGAATTTGCTACCGCAGTGACCTATAACGGTGGCAGCATCAATGGTGTATTTGATAATGAAACAGTGCCAGTGGAAACTGGTGGCTATGTATCAGTGCATGAAGAGCAGCCTAGACTGACATGTAGAACCACTGATTTACCGAGCATAGCTTATAATCAATCTATGATTATCAACGCAGTTACCTATTATGTGCGTGCCTGGATCCACGATGGAACTGGCGTGACTGTTATTCAGTTGGAGAAATCATAGTGGCTCATGTTAGGCAACAGATAAGAGAGCGTATTGTGTCTGTGCTTAATTCAGGAGTGACACTTGTAAGCAATAGAGTTTATGGAACTAGGGTTTATTCACTCACTGAAGCAGACTTACCTGCTGTCATTGTATATGCTGGTTCAGAAACATCTGCACTTCAAACAATGGGGTTGAAAACTTCTGCTCGTGTAGTATCCATTGAAGTTGATGCATATGTAAGAGGCACAAGTAATTTTGATAATGATGTGGACGCAATAGCTGTTCAGATCGAGGAGGCAATAGCCAATGACTTCAACGTTAATGGTCTTGCGAAGTCAGCTGTGTTAGCGAATACTGAGATTAATTTCTCAGGAGAGGCTGAGCAACCTATTGGTTCTGCGAAGCTTACATTCGATGTGCGATATGATACGGCTATAAATGATGTAGAAACGGCCAGATAAGGAGACTTTACTATGGCAACTCACGCGGGTAGCGAAGGAACTGTGAAGGTCGGTTCTGACGCAATTGCAGAAATTCGTTCTTTCAGCTTAGAAGAAACAGCGGATACTCTTGAAGACACTACGATGGGCGACACTGCTCGCACGTATAAATCCTCTTTGACAACATTTACTGGATCAGTTGATGTTTTCTGGGATGAAACAGATACTGCTGGTCAGGGAGCTCTAACTATTGGTGCATCTGTAACGCTAAATGTTTATCCTGAAGGAGATACAGCAGGTGACACATATTACACTGGCTCTGCCATAGTAACAGGTGTTACACGCTCATCGTCATTTGACGGACTCGTTGAGGCATCTATTACTGTCCAGGGCTCAGGTGCATTAACAGCATCAACGGTGTAAAATATGTCATTAGCGAAACGCATTGCGGCCAAACGTGCAGAAAAAGAGCGAGGCTTTGTTGATGTGGATGAATGGGGCGATGAGGATAATCCTCTTCGCCTTTATTTCCACGAGGTATCTGCTAAAGACATTGAAAAAGTCCAGCGAAAGCATAAGGACTTTTTGAATACTCCTACAATGTCTGGCATGGTTGACATGATAATAGATAAATGTCAAGATCAAAAAGGCGATAGTGCCTTCACCCTGGAAGACAAGCCAATATTAATGCGAGAAACAATTAACGTTATCGCTAAGGTCTTTGGATCAATATTCGAGACTATGTCTGCAGAGGAACATGAAAAAAACTAAGAAGCGATCCATTTAGATATAGTCTGATCAACCTCGCTGAACACTTACACAAGACTATTTCAGAGGTTGAAGAAATAAGCCTTTCAGAGTATTATGAATGGATCGCATACTTTAATATAAAGCAGGAGCGCGAAAAAAATGGCAGTTGAAAAGCTCACGTTTGAGATGAATGCTGTCGGGAATGCTGTTCCTGAGATGAAGAAAGTGCAGCAGCAGCTTGGTAAGGTTGATAAGACCATGAAGCAAGCTACTGGCAGCATGGGCCGTTATACTGCAGCAAATAGAAATGTAGCAAGAGCGCAGGGTAATCTAACTCGTAATCTTGGTATGGCTTCTTTGCAGTTTCAAGATATTGCTGTGCAAGCATCTATGGGTACTGACGCCCTTAGGATTATGACGATGCAAGGTCCTCAACTTGCCTCTATATTTGGTCCTAAAGGTATGATTGTTGGTGCGTTAGTTGCCGTTGGTGGTGCCATAGCGTTAATGGGTAAAGGTGCTTCAGAGACATCATTCGATTTCAAGAAGTTTGGATCTGATATTTTGGTTTCGCTCAAGCCTCTTCAACCTTTGTTCGATGGTATTAAGTATGCATTTGGACTATTAGTTGATGGTCTTATTTTTGGCGCTAATAAGATAATCAATGGGTTTCAGTATTTAGTTGCTGGCATTGGAGCTTTAGGCGCTGCATTTAAGGCAGAACTTAATGTGATGGGAGATCGTTTCCACTTATTTAATTTAAATGTCGAGAAAGGCGTTAGACAAATACAAAAAGCCTTTCAGCAAATGAAAGACTTAACATCAGGAAGCGCTGCACCCGGATTTCTATCTCCTGTTCCTGGTGATGATCCCACAACAGCAGTTCAAGATTATGACGTGCTCATACAAAGCTTAAACAGCGCGATACATTTTACTGGTAAAAGAATTGACAATGCTAATACTGGCTTGAAAGTTATGTCAGATGCAATGAATAATATTAAATTCATTGACATAAATGACTACTTTACACGAACTGCAGCCACAACAGAAGAAGCTGCACAAGCATTAAAAGACGCTCAGAAAGCTACTCAATCAATAGCAGATACTATGAAAACAAGCATGGAAGATGCTTTAATGGGTATAGCTGATAGAACTAAGACTGTTGAAGATGCATTCAGGGCTATGGCAACTGACATTATTCGACAATTGTATAGAGTGCTCGTAGTTCAGCGAATGGTTGGCAGCTTCGATGCTGCGACTGGTCAAGGCACGGGTATCGTTGGCGGAATAATGGGTCTTTTCGGCAAGAGAGCAATGGGTGGCCCTGTGTCTGGCGGGAGACCCTACATGGTTGGCGAGCGTGGCCCAGAGCTTATCGTTCCAAGCCGCAACGCTCAAGTCGTGCCAAACAATCAGCTTGGCGGTGGCGGCGTAGTAGTCAACCAAACAATCAACGTCTCCACAGGCGTACAGCAAACTGTACGCGCTGAGATCAAGCAGTTAATGCCACAGATAGCAGACAGCGCTAAGGCTGCTGTAGTAGACGCCAAGCGGCGTGGTGGATCATATGGAAGGGCATTTGCATAATGACTATCAGTTATCCTTTAGCGCTGCCTACGCATACTGGCATAGCTCAGATCGAGTTAAGGGCGACTAATGCAGTTGCTTATAGCAGATCGCCCTTTACATTCTCAGGTCAGGCTCATGCTTATGCTGGTAAGGCTTGGCAAGCTGATGTCACGTTGCCATCGATGAAGCGCGAAGATGCGGAAAGATGGGTGGCTTGGCTCATTTCGCTGAAGGGTCAGTTAGGCACGTTTTATCTGGGTGATCCAGCGGCTACTACGCCATTGGGTTCAGCGCGTGACGCGGATACGATCTTAGTCAACGGCGCTTTATCATCCGGTGATACGATTGCCATAGATAGCGCACCAGCAAATCAGACTGATTACTTAAAGGCTGGCGATTATATGCAAATTGGTACTGGCACAAGCAGACAGTTATTCAAGGTTCTTACAGATGTAGATACAAATGGATCTGGGCAAGCCACAGTAGATGTTTGGCCGAATGTCAGAACCACAATAACAAATAACGCTTCTGTTACGGTGCAAAGCACTCAAGGTATTTTCAGGCTTATTACAAATGAGCAAGCGTTCAGCATTAATGAGGCAAGCGTTTACGGCGTTACATTTGGAGCGATTGAGGCGGTATGAGCAGAACAATTCCATCCGCGCTGCTTACGGCGCTTAGTCAGCCAGAGGTCCAACCATATTATGCAGTTGAGCTTGACTTTGACAGCACACCTATCAGGCTTTGGACTGGGTATGGTGAACGAACGATATTAGGGAATATTTATACTGGTGGTGGTAGCCTTTTAACAATTAGTGGGCTTGAAGAGGCAAGCGATTTGTCAGCAAAGGGCATCACGCTTTCATTGTCTGGCGTTCCTTCAACGCTAGTAACATTGGCTTTGAGCGAGCCTTACCAGCGGCGTGAATGTAAAGTGTACTTTGGCACAACAGACACGACTGTTCCAATTGAAGTATTCAGCGGTCTTATGAATACCATGACCATTGAAGATAGTGGTGAAACAAGTGTGATTTCTATAGCTGTTGAGAGCAAGCTAATAAGATTGGAAAAGGCCAGTAACAGAAGGTACACTGAGGAAAATCATTTGTCTCGGCATTCAAGCGATACGTTTTTCTCTTATGTCGCCGATTTACAGGATAAAGATGTAGTATGGGGCAGAGAGAGAGCTTAAACGACTATCTGAAGTCTGTCAGGGATCAGCCTTTTAAATGGGGTGAGCATGATTGCCTCACTTTTACTAATAACGCCTATAAAGCCATGTATGGTGAAGGCTGGGCTGATGACTGGCTTGGTCGTTACATGAATGGCACAGTCGCTTTCCGTAGAAGTGAAATAAAGAAAGAGTTTGGCTTCTCTAGTTTCAGTTCTGCTGTAGATAATAAGCTGAAGCGTATAAATCACATACCGCCGCTGGGGGCATTAGTTACAACCAAAGAGGCTCAGAGATGGATCATAGGCGTAGCAATGGGAATTTGCACTGGCACTAAGGCTGTTTTCTTATCAAAGGAAGGTATGCTATATTTGCCACTAGATTACATTCACCAAGCATGGGTTAAAGAGATATGAGCAAATACAAGCTAGGTGATTACACGGTTC